CAAAGCAACCATTCCCCGTCTATAATACGCGGTATTGTCTTAGGTGCTGGCATTTTGTTTCACCCACTCAACAATTTCCTTCTTTGCTTCGCTCAATCCCTTGGCAACTGCGTAGTGTGTGTTTTTTGCTTGCAATTTCGGCAAGTAAATTTTCTTATGCCATTCTTCTTGCGAAGGGCGCAAAATGCTATTTCTGCATTTGGTTTTCAGCTCAAGAAAAAGCACATGCAAAATCTCATCTTTGCGTGCAAAAATCAGCAAGTCAGTTATTCCAACCATTATTCCCATTTCTATGGAATGCCTGCTATTTTCGTTCAAAGTCGCCTGCAGTGCATAGTCGGAATAGGTTTTGTAAAACCAATCTACAAGCGCACGCTGTATTGATGCTTCAACACGGGATACCATCGTTCAGATACTCCTCCAAGGTGGTTTCAGGTTCAGGCCAGTGATAGTTAATAATTCGAGGCCATTCCTCTCTGTGGTCAACGGTGATGCGCGCTGGCTTGCGGAGTGCTTCCGCCTGCCATAGCAATTCATCTTCCGTCATATCTCTTGGATCACCAATAACTGCGCCGCGCTCGGTAAAAAATTTCTTTACTTTATCACGCAAAAACCCCTGTTCATGATAAGGCAAAAGAAAATCCGCAATCGTGCCATACTTCCCATATCCGCAATAATAACTCACCACAATCATGCGGCTGCCCTTCTTGCTGGTTTTGAATTTATATTGCACGTCGGTCACGTCATAGTCGCAGATGTCGCCGCTCAGTTTATACTCCCCGATGTCGGCTTCATATTCATGCGTAACTTTCGCCGTTTCGGCTGGCGGAAATACATACCCGCAGTCAGGGCATTCCTTCGCCGCTGGCTTTGTAAATTCCTCGCACTCAGGGCATATTTTGCCCTTGTTTTGTTTTGATTCCTTGCGTGCTTTTTCCCGGTATGGTTCGCCCATGCCGCCATGCTCGGCAAGGTTGCCAGCCATATCCACCAGCAAGCAATTCTTTTTTCCCTCCGCAATACGCACGCCGCGCCCCATCATTTGTTCCCAGAGCGCTTTGCTTTTGGTAGGCCGTAAACAAAAAATCGCATCCACATTCGGCGCATCAAATCCCACCAGAAAAATCTCACAGTTAATCAAATAGCGCACATTGCCATATTCATGCTTGAATTGCGTCACCGCTTCCGCGCGTTCTGCGTCACTGCTTTTTCCGCTAACCATTACAGAATCTATGCCATTCAGGCGCAACGCATCGCGCAGCAACTCGCCATGCCTGACACTCACCGTGAAAATCAAGCAGCTATAACGATTCACGCCATAAGCCATAATCGCTTTGATTGCAGCCTGAATCAGCGCCGGGTCTTCCATGACTTCGGCAAGCTGGTTTTCAACGTAATCGCCTAGTTTTATCTCCACATGGTCAAGATTTGGCACGCAATCCATTAGCAGTTTGTTGCTAATAGGCGCCAGATAACCCATCGCCAGCAACGCCGGATAGTTGATTTCGTAAATTACTTCACCCCAGCCTAGCTTGCCGCCTTTTAAGCGGTAAGGCGTTGCCGTAAAACCGCATATTTTCGCGCGTGGGTGATTGTTTATCAGCTTCCAATACATCCCGTCATCGGTGTTATTGCTTAGGAACTGGCATTCATCTACAAAAATGTAATTCCAATCGCTCACCACGTCATAAACCGATTGAATCCCTGCAACCGTAATCGGCTTGCTTATATCTTTCTCGCCCAGGCTGGCAGAATAAAAACCAACCTCGCTTGTAATTTTCTTGCCAGTTTGTTGTAGCAATTCCTTGCGGTGCGCGATAATAAGCACCCGCGCAGACTTTGCATAATAATCCGCAAGGCTGGCGATAATATGCGATTTACCGCCACCCGTCGCCACGACGACAATAGCAGGAGTGTCATGATAATTAAACCATGACACTACTGCATTACATGCGTCTTTTTGGTATTGCCTAAGCATTAAAACGGCAAATCCGCTTTATCTGCCGGAAGGTATTTTTTGATTTCGGTTCGGTCTGCATCATTTTTCTGCACGCCTACCAAAACCCGCAACAAACGCCCTTTAAGCGGGCTTGTTGGCGTTACCGCCCGTCCAGTTGCGTCAGCGATTCTTTTGATGTTTTGCTTGGCGATATTAGAAGTTGTGGTGTTTTCATGCTTGGTAAGATACCACACTTTGCCGCGCTTGCCTTTGTGCTCTCCTTCCACAATTTCAAACTCAGCAACAAGCCCGCGCTCTTTCGAGTCAGGCTCTTCACCAATAATCATTACCTTGTGCTCGCCAAGCGGCAAGCCCTGAGCGTCATACTTCACATCGTCCGTTGAAGTAAAACCATAATAGTCATTTGTCATCGTGTAATCTCCTTAATTAAATGGTCATAAGATAACGGGATTTCCTTGTTTAGTAACATGCGCCCGCCTCCCGTATATGCGGCGCTGCCACCGGCCAGAAAAACCGGACGCGGTTCAGAAGTTTTGCCGTCTTTTGTGACCGCAAAACTGTAATCAGCAAAAAGCACAAGATCTGCCCATTCCGTAGCTTTGGCAGCCGTGGCTTTACTCATCTTCAGTTCGTATTTTGAATAAGGGTCTTTCGTTGGCAGGTCGATTGTTTTAATCACGCTATGAGCAATCAAAAGTGACGGAATGCTTTTCTTTTTATAGATTGCATCCAGGCCACGAAACACGCGCATGACTGCATCGTCAACCATCGCCTGCCCAGCGCCATACGCATACGCTTTATGCGCCCGGTCGCTAAGTGGCGCGCCGTGCTCTTTTTCAACTTTGTCCTTCGCCAGCGATTCCACCCAATCGAGCGAATCAATTACCAGTCTGCCAGCCTTAAAAGATTCTACAATCTTTGATGGCAATTCTTTAGAAGTGCCGGTTTTGATTTCATTAAATTCCACGTTTATCTCCTACCAGTTGAATGTGAGTGTTTTCTTTCATGCTGTACCAATTCGCTTTCGGCTTCTCGATTGCAATTTTGCGCTTGTCAGGCTCGCGCTTGATGCGTGCATATTCATCCGGGAATTCGCCGGACACATCCACCACTTGCGTTTTTTTAATGCGGAAGTTTTCGGTTTCAATGCAACCATTGCCAATCATGTAATCAATGGCGGCCTGTTCGCATGACTCAAGATAAGATTTTGCACAATTCATTTTCATTTGCAAAATCATCATTTGAGCCTTCAGCTCACGCACGTTTTCCCTCGCGGATAAAACTTTATCAACCAGAAATTTTTCTTCATCGTGTTCGTTTTCGTTTGTCATAGTCATTTGTCCTTTCGTTATTTGTCAGTTGACAAGTGGCACAATATAGCACACCATGCGAAGTGTCAACTTTTTTTTGAGAGGATTTATGTCGAATGACGAGAGGCTAGTTACTTACGTTTCTGGCGAGCTGTGTAAATGGGTAAAGCGCGAGGCCAAAAAACTGGGGATGACGGAAAGCACATTTATACGCTTTTTGATTCTTCAATTCAAGAAAAATGAGGCTTAATGTGTCATCCCTTGAAAGCGCATTGCGTTCAGCAGGCTTGAATTTCACCTCCCTTGTCATGGATGGCGAACTGCATCGTTGCCCCACCATTGCAAAACCGCGCAAGGAAAACGGTTGGTATATAATATATGAAGGCGGAGCGGCTGCGTGCTATGGCAACTGGGAAGAAGGTGACGCATCGCATACATGGCGCGGTGAGAATGTAAGCGACGAAGTATATTCGCGGATTCGTTCAAGTGTTGCGCGCTTGAAAGAACAGCGCGAAGCCGAACAAGCAATTCTTGCGGATACTGCGTTAGAATTTTATGAGTCATGCGCTCGCACGGGTTACAGCGACTATCTCAACCGTAAAGGCGTGCAATCTCACGGCCTTCGCTATGACGGAAACGCGCTTATCATGCCGCTACAGGACTCCACCGGCAAAGTTTGGAGCTACCAGAAAATTTATGGCAATGGTGACAAGTATTTTCTGCAAGGTGGCCGCGTGCGCGGCTGCTATTACATTATAGGCGCACCCACTTCAAAAGTAATTGTCTGCGAAGGTTTCGCCACCGGCGCGACGATTCATGAAGAAACCGGAATCCCTGTTATTGTCGCGCTTAACGCTGGCAATCTTAAAACCGTATGCGATTCACTTCCTTTCCGCGATATTACTATTGCTGCAGATAATGACGCAAATGGCGTAGGTGAAAAAGCCGCAAAGGAATCAGGTTATAACTATGTAATGCCTTCCACCACAGGCGATTTTAACGACATCCCCCGCGAGTCAGTGCGCGGTTATTTCGTGCAAGAAAAAAAGGCAGATGAAAACAGCATTGTGGTTCACGGCCTGGTCGGGGAGATTGCCGATTGGATAACCTCCACCGCAATAAGGCCACAGCCGCTTTTATCGCTTGCGGCCGCTCTTTCCTTTGTTGGTATGATAAAAGGCCACCGGGTGCGCGGTAAAACCGACCTTAGAACGAATCTCATGATTCTTGCTATGGCACCTACCGGCGGTGGCAAAGAACACCCCCAGAACGCTATAAAACGGCTTGTCAAGGCGTGCGGCCTGCAAAAGCACCTTATGGGAGAGCCTGTGAGCGGCGCTGGGTTTTTGCACGCTTTGCAAAAATCTGGTAACGTTGGCTATTTGGTCATGGATGAAGTCGGGCGCTATATTGGAAACCTTAGCAGCGCAGGCGCAGGCGTTCACCAGCGCGAGATTTTGGATTATATGATCAAAACATTCAGCTCTGCTAATTCCATTCTAATGGGCAGGGAAAAGGCAGCAGGCGCTAAAGAGCCGCGAATTGACATCGAAAACCCGCATTTTTGTTGTTATGGTTCCACGGTGCAAGAAAAGTTCCGCGATGCTTGCGGCAGTGGTGAGATTGTCGATGGGTTTCTCAACCGCTGGATTGTGCTAGAATCAAAGGAGAGGCCAGACCGTCAGAAAAAGGTGAAATTCACCCCGCCGCCTCAGTCGATTATTGATAAAGTTTTGGCAATAACTTCGCATAGCCCATATGATTCTTACGGCGCACCCCACCCGGAGGAAATAGAGTTCACCCCGGAAGCGTGGGAAATTTATGACGCATACCGGGACAACGTGGATAAATTGGTTAAAACAACTCCCTACCCTCAAAATCAGCTTATAAGTCGCGCGCCGGAGCATATCGAGAAAATAGCTCATACAATTTCTGAAGACGGCTGCACCGGCATCTACGACCTGCGCGCCGCGATTAAAATTGTGGAATTCTCAAATAAATGCATTCTGCGCTTTGCTGGCATGATTAGCGACAACGTCCAGGAGCGTGATTTTGTGAAAGTGCGCGAGATTGTAAAAGAGATGGGAACGGTGCAACGATCCACACTGCTTCGTCGGTGTCAGTTCGTCCAAGGTGGCGCAAAACGCTTTTCTGAAATCATGGCGGTTTTAATTGATGAAAATATAGTGGCAGAATCAGAAAATGGCAGAAAAGCCACATATCGCTGGATTGCTTCAAAATAGATTTTGAATGCTATTTTGAAACGTAAGTGCCATATAAATAAGAATAAAGTGCAAAATTCACGAAATTCAAGAGGGATGTAATATATACCCCTAAATTCATGCATCCTTACGCGCGTGTGTATTATTATTATTATATATATATATTGAATTATTGAATTTTACATTTTATCTATATAAT